CAAAATTTATATAAAACATACGAATAACTCAAAAAGTTTTTGCGTTCTATTGGACAATTATCATCGAATGGTTTTTGAATATCTTTGAACATCATTCGTAATTGTTCTTCGAGTTGAACTGGCATTTTAGGTGGTGTTGATCCACTCAATATATTCGTAATGTATGGTACATGCTCGTAATACTTGTTAAGTTTCAACTTTTTTAACAAGCCGCGTACCTTTGGGTGTGTGATTTCGGTTAGCGTTTTAATCTTCATTTTCTTAAACTCGTTGCGTAATTGCTCTATCACCTCTTTAGGTATAGTAGTCATTTCCTGAGCCTGAAACTGTGACAACCATTCATTGAAATGATTATCTCGTTTATATGAATAATTGACAACCTTTTCAGATGTTTCCTGCTCTTCTTTATACGTGAGTTCTTCACTGATGAGAACCTCGAGTATACAACCACACGAATCACATACTAATTCACTCGTATCATGGAAATGAAAAACGTTACTATCCGGACATCGAGGACACTCGTCGCGACCCGCGCGTTCAATTGTTCTATCTAATGTTTTCTTTTCTACATCTATAAGATAATTCGTGTAAATATCTTTCTTTTGTAAACCGGTCGTCTCTTTACATTTGAAAACGTTATCGGTGTTTACCTTATTTGGTTTATCGTCTTCGATATACTGCTGAATGAATGGCATACATCTAGCAATATAATCAGACATTTCACGTTCGTGTATCTTTTTATCTGATGGATTGTCGTTTATTTTATCAACCCAATCATTTATTCTCTTATTATACCTACTTAAAAAGTTACCTTCCATGTATACCAATGGTGAAAATACTTCGTTCGTTTTTAATTAACACAATCTACATATTTAATAGCATCGTTAAATTCTTTTTTCATAAGCATGATTTCACAGTTGTTAGTAGACAGATTGAATATCGTGTTAATCACGACGCAAAATACGAAACGGATGACCCCTTTTGGGAAAATGAACGTAGTGAAATTGAACCGCATACAGAATATTATATGGCTTCATTGGATATGAATACAAAAATTCCAAAACCCCCCGATGCGGTCGATGAAATTATTATACGTGTAAAATATTGGTACAATAATAAAATTTATAAATACATGACATATAATGTAGATTATGTATGGCCTCCTAAAAAAATGAATAGAATGTCGTTCCATATCCCACTCGTGAACGCGCAATTGTTGGGGTCCGATGGTAAACCGGTAAAAGATATACTCGAAAAAATCAGAAGGTATGCGGGACCATATTCAGATTTTTACGGTGAGAAGATTAAAATCCGTCATATGTTTTATTTTGACAGAAACGTATTGAAATGTATATTCCCTAAAATTAAAATTAAAAATTGTATTGGTGCTATAAAAATAGTTGACACTTGCGAAGGAGACCTCACTGATCTTCAACTACCTTAGTCGCTAAGTAAAAGTTAAGATCTCCCAAATTTGCCACGTTATACTTTAAGATCAGAAATCGGTTATGCTCTTCCTGCATAATCTGTACGGTAGAGCACATACTTGTAGCTTTTGTAAATATATTCATGTATCGAAGGGAATATGTACCAGACATTGGGGAACATTCATCAACGCATTGAATTTCCGTTTCCTGGTCAGCGAAATCACCCCTGCACAGTAAACGTAATACATGTCCACCTCTCGAAATTTCGATTTCATCTCCAATATTAGACATATCTCTACAAATTCTCTGGAAATCAACAGATGGCATCGGTGTGTTTATGGTCATGTGCATCTCGGGAACTTCTATTTGATTTTCGTTGATATCGAGTAGTTTGAGAGCGAACTTTGTAGATGTTTTCTTTTGTTCGCTATGAATTTCGATATTCATAAATTCCTTTGAATTTATAGATATCACAAGAACATCGTTCACTGTAATAGTTTTGAGTAGTTTGTACATGTTGGTCATGTTAACACCACAGTCTACATCATGCTCGCATATATACTCTTCAAAGTTTCCTGCTGGAAGGTACATATCAATGAGAGACGTTCTTGCCGTGTCTAATGTTACAATATATACACCGTCAGGTTTGAAGTATATATTTACATCGTTTAATATATCTTTAAGAACTTCAAATGTAGACTTGATAGCCGCGGCTTGTACGGTGACAAGTTTCATACTCGATTAATCGCGTATTATTCCTTTATGTCACTATATGCACTATCGTCAACCTTGCGACTTATTTTAGCTTCTAATTCTGGGGTCATTGCCGGTTGTAGAGAAATACCATAATCGTCGAGACCGAACATATCTTGTGTAGATTCACCTTCCAGCGTGGATGAACCTATACCCCCAAATCCACACGTCTCTAGTTCCTGTACAGGTAGGAGTGATTCCAGCCAATTGTGTATTTCCTTCCCAACTAGAATTTTGCCATTTTTTGTTAACATCGTAGGAACGCGTGTAATTTTAGACCTGAACTCGGGTGGAATCCCCGCTATAGTGACATTATGATACTGTACAATCTGCTGTAGCTGCTGATGTTTTTTTATAAAATTTATAACCTCAACACTATGCTTGCATTGGGGACTGTATACTAAAAGGGACATCTAATGTAAAATACCAAAAAAATATGAACAATAACGCACGATTTTTTTTGTAATCTATATTAATGTATAATATCATATTGTTATTAATACTAGTTTACCTGATATGTGAACCTAGGGGGGAAAAATATACATACACTGACACTACGAAGCCTATTCATAGAGTTTTATTCGATGACCCAGCACCTAACATTAGTGAATATAGAGAAGTTGGTAAGATAGAGTTGAGTAATGATATAGTAGAGAAATTGGTGCTCGTAACAAATAAGTATATACGCGACAAGGCGGGTATAAATAATTACATCATCGAAACTACGGCTATCAAGCAGTATAAACACAAAACGAAGAACCACACGTTATATCAGTGCATGTTCATGTGTGTAAAAATTGGTGGATATTCATTTGGTTTTTCTATTACATCTAATGTCATACTCGTATCTGGAAATGTCCGTGTTACTGGAATCCAATCACAGCCCATGAATATAAATGAACCTCCGGATAAAACACCCTTCGAAAGTGCGATTAGAGGATCTGAATATATTCATTACGACGATATCAGGAAGAGTGAGTTAGAATCAATCAAAATATAGTCGGAGTAATTATAATGATAAACGTTGATGAGATTTCACATATTGTCAACCATCGAAACCGTATGAAAAAGGAAACATACGTGGAATTATACAAACGAACTACGCGTAAAATACGCCGCGCTGTTGAAACCGGTAATAAGTACGCGATAGTAGAAATACCTATATTTATTGTGGGGTATCCTATGTACGACAGGGTAAAGGCAACATCATACATTAAGCGACAATTGGAAATGGCCGGGTTTGATGTTGTAATAGTAGGTAGTTTCGAATTTCAAATAACGTGGAAAATTAAAAAGGACGTCAAGGTATCGACTTCTACGAGCGATGAGTTTCCTACGCTGATGAATTTAAAAAAGGCAGCGAATCAGTACAGGCGAGATGCGCGAAACGCCTGATAAAAAAAGTTCATATAATCATAAATGGACAACTTGAACATTTTGGTCGAAGCCAAACGCGAATATCTCGAACAGCTCTCTATTCTTATATGCCCAGTGATGATAGACACTTTCGATGCCATGTATCAAGAAGCACATACAATTTCCAAGGGTCGTAAAGTTCTTGTCATGTTTCAGAAACTTTTGAAAGATGTACCCGAATGGAGTGAAACCATGGCGAAACAACACACGGATAATATTGCCGATCGCTGTGCGTGGTTTAAGGATTTGGTAGCGGCAGTCTTTGTGAGTTCTGTTAAAATTCTCTCAGCCGTCCGTTTGAGTGCGATTTCGAAAAAAATGGCTGTTAAATTGCCCACCAATGAAGTGTTCATTCACACGTGCTATAAAAACGCTGCTAAAGACCTTTACAAGGATCCGTATATCTTCAGTGACACACAATCCGAACACACTCGGAATGATAAATTGTATGACAGGTTTAACTTATGCGTTGAAAATACTGTGAAAGAATTAATTCCGGTTCAACAGATTCTACAAACGTACATGTCAGCAGGTGATGACGAGTTCATAGAGGGTCAAGACGCAGACCTCCAACCGGATGATATCGGTGAATATGACGAAAGTGAACCACAGGAGTCCATGGGAGAAGAGGGATTACCGCCGATGGAGCAAGAACAACTTGGGGGAGAAATACCCCACACTGATACACTTATGGATGATGCTCGTGATGATACTCTTCAGGCTGAAATACCAGCAGAAGAGCCATCCACCCCCTTTCAAAATGAATTTAAAACGATCCGTACCAGGGCCCCACCCCCACCCCAACAGGAACAGGAACCCGAAGACTTATTTTCCGACGCAGCAGATACCCGAACTAAAAAACTTGGTTATTAAATATGGACGAGTACCTTAGAGAACCCGCATCCGCGGCGTTGATCGCCGCAGGAGTAACTGCTTTGTACATACATGGAAAAAGTCGCCTCAATGACGAAGGAACCCTCACGACGAGCGCGTACGCAAAACCCGCAGCACTCGTGGGTATTTTAGTATATTTTATCATATCGAATGGTCTCGGTAAGCGCGAAACTATATCATCCGACCCATTCTGATTCACTTAAAGATTAATCTCGTATAGTATATATAACATGACCTCCATCACTGCATTTAATGACATGATGGGACAATTTCTTATGGAATTGCATACGACATTTCCAGAAGAAAAGGGGTTAAAAAAATACATGGCCGCGTTTGAACTCATGCGCGGTGCCAATGGACGACTCATCGTCGATGGCTTTATGGCCAATGTGGGACCCCATGTTGAAAAAATCAATTCGAGAGACGAGTCCTTTTTTATTGAGAATGCGTGTACGATTGATTTCCTAAAAGATATTAACCTTCAGACATGTTGGCCGAAAGCGTCTGAAGGCACCCGTAGTGCCATCTGGCAATATCTACAGACGCTCTACATGCTCGGTATGACGATTACGTCCATTCCATCTGAAACTCTCAGTATGATCGAAAAGGTTGCCAAGCAGTGTGCGGATAAGATGCAGGGTGAAGATGGGGAGACTGATTTCGACGAAGCTAAACTCATGCAATCTATGCAGGGACTTCTCGGCGGTATGTTGAAAAAATAAAACCATATAATATAAATGGCGTCATTGTTTATTGACCCAAAAGAAATTGTAAGAGCTGATAAGGTCACCGAATTCTGGCCAACTAAATTACATACATCAGAAGAACGTGTAAATGCTACAGCCCGGTTTGTTATTTATGCTACGTGTATCTTATATCTTATAAGACGTGATACACGTGTATTTATATTAGGCGGGATGTCACTGGGTGTTCTTTATGTTATGGAAATGTCTAATATGATAAAGGATGGAGAGGCGCATTCAATGTCAGTGAGTGAAGGATACGAAACCGCATGTCAGTTACCAACAGAGGACAACCCTATGGCAAATGTACTCATGTCTGATTTTGATGGGCGCCCGGATAGACCGTCTGCTTGTAACTATGATACTGTACGAGATGATGTGAATAAAATGTTATCGGGTCGTATTCCATACGGTGCTCAAAAATCTCGGTCCCCCATGCCGGAACAGCAGCGCAATGCTTATTCTCGGCAATTTGTTTCAACAGCTGTAACAAATATTCCCGGTGACCAAACCGCATTTGCCGAATGGCTATATGGCGACAAAAATGGTCAGACATGTAGGACAGATGGTTCTTTATGTAGCCCGGATGCGCGTGGTGTTCAATTGGAAGCTTTTGGTGGGTTGGATGCTAATGACGATAAACGGAGTGGTATGACTAGAGGTTCAGGTTTGTCGGCTGGGCATTCAACTTAATTTTCTCACGTAATAATAAATGGCATACCAACTCCAGCCAGGTATGAATTTAGTTGAAAATCCCGCGAGGCCTTCGACGTGTGCGACTGATGAAGTTTTTGTTTATCCTCAGCCCAGTACACTGAATTACGGATCTTCAAGACCCAACACGATGCTTTACGGAACGTCGCCTTACATGGCGGGTAAAGGCGCTCCTGCTCAATATATTGAAACGAGTGACCAGTTGCGCCCCCAGTCTACGAGTCGATTTGGTAAAATACTCACAAAAACACACGAAAGAAATTTATTCCCTCTTCAAGATATGAGTTGCAAACTTCCAATACCTTCGATGGCATACGAACCCGAAAGCACTCGCGCGGATACACAAAATGCTATGTTTGTGACGAGATATCCCACTAAATAAAAATATTTATAAGAAATAAGAATGGCAGATCCTATTTCTATAATAGCTATAGCCGGATTAGCGTACATGGGAAAAAAATTGAGTACCCAGAAAGCTGAAAAGTATGAGATTGTGTCAGAAAGGGTTCAACCTTCTATTTATATTCAGGAAGAAGTTCCCAATATAGCTGCCCCTCGTCCAATTGGTCTTGACAATCTTCCCGATTCTAAAATTGAAACAAATAATTTTGCGGATATCGTACCCAATACAAGAACGAGTGGAGAAGGTGTTTTGGAAATGCGTGAGCGTATGTTCGATAATGGTCGTATGAATAACCTTTCTCCCATCGAAAAACAATATGTCGGTCCCGGTATTGCGGTCGGACCGGAAGTTGCAGCTGCGGGTGGGTTCCAGCAGATTGTACGTGTGAACCCTGAAAATGTAGGAGCGCATCGCCTCACAACTCTACCTGGTAGAAGTGGTCCGGCGCATGACGTGTTTGGTGGACGTCGCGGTAAGATGGGCGACATAGCAAATAACCGACCTGAGAAGACCGCATTCCTTCCCGAGCGACGCCCCGTTGCTGGTGGTAGGGCGCAGGGGTTTGACGGGCACGTGACACGAGGTGAGCACGTAAATGGGAAGCGTTTGACCAATCGTTCTCAAACTGGCGCGCGTGATGATACACTCAATTTCCCTGGTGCTAAACGAGTTGTATCCGGTATGAAAATCGCACAAGATCCCACACGAAACAAGAAGGATGGTAACGTTGAACAATATGGATTTAATAACCAAGTGCAACCTGGTGTGTCGACTTTCGCGCATGGTTATCTCGCGTCGCCCGGTGTTCAGATTGGTGAAGCGCGAACAGTTGGTACAAGTCACACGGTCGAAGAATTATCTAAGTATGGTTTCAGACCCGATGATCGTCGCGGTAAAGCGAACCGTATGGGTAATGCTGGTCGCATGAATGTTCGCGCAGGTGCTCTCAATCAGGGTGGATTACCTACATCGATGCGAGCTGATACGACTCGTGTCGATGGACGCACGGGTCCCATGAGTGGAGGATGGACACAACAATACAAAAATGACATGTACTATAAATTTAACGCATACAAGGGGAACATAAACCCTCGTTCCACGGATCACAGTTTAGGCTTCGCGAAGCAACAGCTTCAGAACAACCCGATAGCTCAGCAAACAATGTAAATAAATAATTATTGAGTAACAACACCCATTAAAATATTATCCATATATTTTAATGAGCGTATACACGTTAGATATAGATAGTAGTGAACGCGATCCTACGATATACCCAGACCCAGGTGATTACGTTATAGAACTTAAAAATCCAATTTACGATATCAGAAAAATTTCACTCGCTTCTGCTCGAATTCATGCGAGTCAATTGTTAATTAACGATCGTAACAATACGTTCACTGTAACAAATACGACAGACACTACTGTGGCTACTGTTACACTAGATAACGGAAACTACAAAGGTACCACGTTGGCAACAGAACTCGCAACGAAACTCACGACCGCAGTGGGTGAACCTGTGACCGTCGTATATGATTCCAATGATAATACACTCAAATTCGACGCGGGGAGTGACGAGTTTCGATTTGATTTCTATGGTGGAACGAACGGGTTTGCGAATGCTACGGCCGGGTATACAACACCACATGATATATTAGGTTTCCCACCGAGCAATGTTGCGTCGATTAGTACGGTGATTACATCAGGAAGTATAAATTTACAAGGACCAGATGCGCTTATATTAAAGCTCAGTAGTGGATCTGAAGAATTTAATAAAACTGTTTATTCTGATACACCCTTTTATACTGGTAGGATACTGATGTGTGGCGACGTGATTAACTATTCGGGAAAAGATGATGTAGTTGAGCATAATTTTGATACAGGGACACAAGCTAGTATATCAAAGTTACGTGTTCAGTTCTTTTACAGTAGTAATAATCAACTCATACCGTATGATTTCAGGAACGCTAATCATATCATTAAACTATCTATTGAATGTTCTCGCGATAAACTATCAGTTATGCCTATCGTGAAAAAGGACGAAATGGACGTTTCGCTACCCCCACCTATGCGTATACCCGAATTTGAAGATCCGAATAGGTGGAATGGTTTCATCTATATATTTCTAATAGTTATCACTGGTATGTTTTTTATTATACTTACCAAACCCAGACGAATTAGCGAGTGATCGCGTACGTAGGAGACTTGGGCTTCACGACACGCTTGGAGATGCGCGAGATCACCATGTAGACGATGACGGAAAGAAGCGTTGTGAAGAGAGCTGTCAGTGTGTAGTTCATACCACCGTTCTTTTGAACCTTGACAACCTGATGGATAGTCCATCGGACCAGGTCCATCCAGGACAGGGCGGCGGCGAAGGAGAAACCAGCCACAACCGAGTTGAGAGACTGAGTCTCGAGTTCGCGGGAGATGGCGATAAGTGTATCAGCGGCGGCGTCGAGAGGCATTTTATATTATACATATATTTTTTATTCTGGTATCAAATCTTCTACAAACAATATTTTTTTATATTTCTCTTGTTGATATCCCCTGATAGTGTCAGGTTTATCTGAATCTGTATCTGTATCTGAGTCTGAATCCGAGTCTGAGTCGAGCTGTTTATATTTAGAGTCTGTCCAACCTTCAGGTGCGGAGCATGCTTCCATTACTATCGATAGCATTTTTTATCATTTCTTCTGACGGATTGGATGGGGACCACCCATCCCATGCGTCATATGCGTCATTTATTTTCGTAAATCTTTCATCATCCCCTGAATAAGGTTCAAACACGGATTCGTCAATTTCATCATCTATAGAGATATCGTCCTCCCCTGAATCGTCACTGTTATATAATTCGGGGCAATAAGTCCCGATTTGCTGTCCCACTGTATGCATGGCGCAATATTTCATACAATATTCCATATCTTTCGCGAGAATGGTATCGCGACCACATGCCTTGGCGTAGTGTCCGGATAACACTATGGCACTTTCTAATACTGGTGTAATAATTTCAATCGCCGATTTGACCATTGGGGAAGATAACTCGTCCGGTTCCATCTTGGATTCTTAATATATTAGTACTAAGTGCGTAAACTCTAAGTTCCCTGTCATTGACTATATCATTGTTCAAAATCATACTTATATTCTGATCTTTAATCACACTGAAATTTCTCTGTCCTGTCGGATACCATCGTTCAGGTTCAAGAGCAAAACTATACGAATAAAATCTCCTGAAGAGTTGCGTTCTTGAGTGGTGAATGCCACTCTGCACGGCGCGTAGGTTTATGACATTCCCTGTAATTTTATCGAGAATGACTTCGTTATC